AAACGCCGATGGAGTTGATGGCGCAGGCGATGGGAATGGGAGGCGCAGCGCAGGCTGGAGCCCAGCGGCAGGGAACGGCAGCTGCGCCGTTTGGCGGGTTTTTGCAAAACCTGAGAGATTTTTTGTTTGGGCCGCAGCAAGAGAGTGTGTCATTGGCGGGTGGACAAATGATGTCGCCAGGACTTGCGACTGCTGCAATGAATGACGCATACAGTCAAGCGCTTGAGATGGGAATGAGTCCGGAAAGCGCGGCAAATGCCATGTCAATGACGCAATCGCTCATGGCTCTTGGGATGGATCCATATCAAGCAATGAGCATTGCCTCGCAACATGCCGGGGATGTCGCGGCATACAACACCCCAATATCGCCCGTGTTTGAGGCGTCTTTGCTTGCACAAAATGACCAGGGGTTTGGGCAAGCATCTTCGCCGAGCGATTTCAGCCCAAGCACTGGTGGAACTGGCGTTTCCGAGGGTTTTAGCGCATCTGATGTGAGCGGCGCACAAGCACCGTACTGAGGCAACCGGCCAGCCTCCAATGGCCGAGACGGAGATCCAATGAGCACCGAAACTGAAGAAGCAGTCGTCGAAGAGCAACCGGCACCGGAATTGAAGGTCGAGCAGCCTGAGCAGGAAGCCGCAGCGCCAGAGGAGCCGGAGGAGGTTGTCGTCACCATCGGCGACGAGCAGCCGGCCGAGGAAGAGGAGCCCAGCAAGAACTGGGTGAACGAACTGCGCAAGAAGAACCGCGAGGATCAGAAGCGCATTCGCGAACTGGAAGCCAAACTCCAGCAGGCGCAACCGCAGCAGGCCGTGCCGCGCCTGGGGCCGAAGCCGACGCTGGAAGGCATGGACTATGACTCCGCGAAGTACGAAGCTGCGCTGGAGCAGTGGTACGGTCAGAAGCGCCAGGTCGACGAGTTCCAGTCGCGTGTCAAGCAGGCAGAGCAGCAGCAGATGCAGGCATGGCAAGCCAAACTGGAGGCATACGGCACCGCCAAGCAGTCACTGAAAGTCCGCGACTACGACGACGCGGAATCCACGGTGCAGGAGGCGCTGAACACCGTCCAGCAGGGCGTGCTGCTGCAAGGCGCGGACAACCCTGCGATGGTGGTCTACGCGCTGGGCAAAAACCCAAAGAAGGCCAAGGAACTTGCGGCCATCACTGATCCTGTGAAATTCGCATTCGCTGTGGCGAAGCTGGAGGCGCAATTGAAAGTCGCACCGAAAAGAACCCCGCCGCCGCCCGAAGGCGCGATCCGCAGCACCGCGCCGATCAGCGGCTCGGTGGACAGCAATCTGGATCGTCTGAGGGCCGAAGCCGAGCGCACCGGAGATTACTCCAAGGTGTTCAAGTATCGCCAGCAACTCAAGGCCAAGGGCCGTTGACCTATTGCACCTGGCGCAGGATGTGATACATTCGCGCCAAGTGCAGGTCTCGCCAGCCAGAAATCGGCAGAGCACACCCCATGAGCGTCCGCCGGCTCTGACTGGTGAGTAATCAGGCGCGGCCCTAGCCGCAATCGTTGACTCATTCCACCCGGAGGCATCATGCCCAACGCTTTTTCCAAGGAAGAGCGCGTCGCGTTCGAGGACATCCTCGAAGGCTTCAACGACGCGCTTGTGCTCTCGCGCAACGTCTCGATGTACCGCACCAGCGGCTCGGAGATGGAGCGCACGAACAACATCATCTGGCGTCCCATGCCGTACATCGCGCAGAGCTATGACGGCATGGATCAGACCAACAACTTCCAGAACATGACCCAACTGACGGTCCCGGCGACGCTCGGGTTCCAGAAGTCGGTGCCGTGGATCATGGATGCGTTGGAGTTGCGCGACACGCTGCAAGAAGGCCGCCTCGGCGACGCCGCCAAGCAGAAGCTCGCCTCGGACATCAACTTGGCGATCATGGCCGCTGCGGCCAACCTGGGCTCGGTTGTCGTCTGCCCGAACTCGGCGGCCGGTGACTACGACGATGTGGCGCTGTGCGACACCGCGTTCAACGAGATCGGCGTCCAGCAGTTCGACCGCTACCTGGCGCTGTCCAGCCGCGATTACAACGGCATGGCCGGCAATCTGGCTGCGGCGACCCGTTCGTTCGGCAACAAGATGTCCGACGACGCCTACCGCAAGGGCTTCGTCGGCACCGTCGCCGGGTTCGAGACGTACAAGTTCGACTACGCCAACCGCATCCGCGGCGTGACGGGCTCGAACACGACGATGAGCACCCTGGCAGTGGCCGGCAACTACTGGGTGCCGCAAGCCACCCGAGTGGCCGTCACGGGCGAGTCCTCGAACGTGGACAACCGCTTCCAGACGATCACGGTTGCGAGCAACGCGGATCTGCTAGCCGGTGATGCGGTCACCATCGCAGGCGTCAACTCGGTGCATCACATCACCAAGTCCGACACCGGCAACCTCAAGACCTTCCGCATCGTCAGCGTCGGCGGCAGCAACACGGTCGTCATCACCCCGGCAATCGTGTCGGCCCAAGGAGGCAGCGATGCCGAGTTGCAGTACCAGAACTGCGTCGTGGTGCCCAACGGCTCTGCCACGGTGACCCGCCTGAACCTCAACGCCGCGCCGATCAACTGCTTCTGGCAGAAGGACGCGCTGGAGATTCTGCCGGGTCGCTACGCGGTTCCGAGCGATGCGGGTGCCGCAGTGATGCGCGCCAGCACCGACCAGGGCATCGAACTGGTGATGCAGAAGCAGTACGAAGTCAACAACATGAAGACGAAGTTCCGCCTCGACACCCTGTTCGGTGTAGTGAACAAGCAGCCCGAGATGTCGGGGATCCTGCTGTTCGGAACCCAGGTGCCGACGCCGGCGTGATGACAGACGGGCCGGGTAACACCGGCCCGTGTCGCAACCAGATTCAAGGAGTTCCATCGTGTCATACGAAATCGTCGCGGAGCAAGGCACCGCAACCGTCATCCTCACTGCTGGTCAGGGCCTCGCGGTCCAGACGCGCGGCGAGTCCTCGCTGTTCCAACTGGACGGCTATCCCAACGTGCCGGCGCAGAAGCGCCTGGTGGCAACGATCACCGACGGCCTGTACACGCTCGCCGCGCAGACCAACGGCGGCACGTTCGTGATCGAATCGGGCGCGTTCCCGACGCTGTACTCGGCCGGCACTGCGCCGGTGATCGGCGACGGCGGCAACTGGCAGTACCAGCCGGGGCCCAACGCGCTGAACGCAACCGGCACCCTGACGGCGGCCATGATGCTCGGCGGCATCGTGACCTCGACCACTGGCGCTACCGTGACCGCAACGCCCGACACCGGCGCGATCATCGACGCTGCAACGAACCTGGACATCGACGACAGCTTCGACTTTTCCGTTATCAACACGGGCGCGTCGAACACTTTCGTGATTTCCGTCGGCGGCGGCGTGGCAGGTATCACCGCCATCGTCGGCAGCGGCGCAGTGGTGCACAGCACCGCGGGGCGTTTCCGGGTGCGCAAGACTGCGGCAAATACCTTCACGATCTACCGCATCTGACCTGGCGAGTTGATGCAACCCACGCGGGCGGTGGTGACGAGCTGCCGCCCGCGTTTTCACATCTGGAGCACACCATGCCACTGAAGCAAGGATACGGCAAGAAGGCCATGAGCGAGAACATCTCCAAGGAGATGAAGGCCGGCAAGCCGCAGAAGCAGGCCGTCGCCATCGCCATGAGCACCGCCAGGAAGGCCGCCAAGGCCGCTGGCAAGCCCTCCAAGGCCCCGATGAAGCGCGGGTAAGGGGTGGGTAGCATGAAGGCTTCCAAACCCGGCCTGTACGCGAATATCGCAGCCAAGCGCAAACGCATCGCCGAAGGCTCTGGCGAGAAGATGCGCAAGCCCGGTGCCAAGGGCGCGCCGACGGCCAAGGCTTTCCGCGAGTCGGCCAAGACCGCCAAGAAGGGGTGACCTGTGGGATACAGCAAACGCCAGTTCGTCGAGGCCGCATTCGCCGAGATCGGCCTGGCGTCGTATGTGTTCGACCTCCAGCCGCAGGATCTCGAGCAGGCCCTGCGCCGGCTCGATGCCATGATGGCCGAGTGGAACGCGAAGGGCATCCGCCTGGGCTACCCGCTGCCGGGCTCGCCGCAGGACAGCGACATCAATGCCCCGTCCGAGGTGCCTGACAGCGCCAACGAGGCGATCATCTGCAACCTGGGCATCCGCATCGCTGCCGGCTACGGCAAGGCCATCATGCCGCAGACGATGATGATCGCCAAGCAGGCGTACAACACGCTGCTGTCGCGCGCCACCGCGCCGATTCCGCAGCAACTGCCTACCACCATGCCTGCTGGCTCTGGAAACAAGCCGTGGCAGGTGTACGAGAATCCGTTTGTTCGTCCGCCAGTGGATCCTGTGCTCGCAGGCCCGGATGGCGTCATCGAGTACAACTGAGGCCGCACCATGCCGCAGATCTACCAGCTACCGCTCGTCAACCAGGCCTCGCTCGGCGACCAGATTCCGGTCTACACGCCCAACAACGGCGACGCACGGCGCATGTCGCTGAACACCCTGCTGCAGTTTTTCCAGCAGCAGTTCGCCGCGCCTACGCTGGCCACCAACGTCTACACGCCAACGACGGGTTTTTCTATCGGCGTGCCCACGCCCGTGTCGCAGCAGCAGTGGATGCTGCTTCAGCCTGCCGGCACGCTGGCCACGGGCACGATCACGTTGCCGCTGAACACGACCACGCCTGACGGCACCGAGGTGCTGATTACCAGCACGCAGATTGTCACGTCGCTGACCGTCGGGCTGAATGGGGCAACAGCGGCATTCGGCGCACCGACCACGCTGGCGGCAAACGGCTTCGCCCGCCTGCGCTTTGTGCAGTCGCAGAACAGCTGGTACAAAATTTCGTAGGAATCAACACCATGACCACCACCACCGACTCCTTCCAGCCGTCCTACGGCAACGGCATCACCGTCGCGCCCACGGGCACCTCGGCCTCGTCCACGCTGGGCGTGGGCTCGCAGAGCGTCGTCGTGACCAATCTGTCGTCCACCGTCACGGCTTACGTCCGCATCGGCACCGGCGCGCAGACGGCGACTGCGGCCGATTACCCCGTGCTGCCGAGCACGCAGATCTCACTGTCGAAAGACCGCACGGACAACACGGTAGCGCACATCACTGACGGCAGCACCGGCTCGCTGCACATCATCGCCGGCCGGGGGCTCTGAACCATGCTGCCGCTGACCCGTAGCCGGAACCGGGCTCGGTTTTTTGGTCAAAACCAATCTATTCTTCCAACTGTTGTTGCGCTACTCCAAGAAGACGGAAGTTTCCTTCTTCAAGAGGACGGCAGCAAGATTTTGGTGAGTGTGTTTTTCTACCTCGGGCAGGAAGACGGCTCATTGATCTTGCAAGAGAACGGCTCACAAATTTACGTATGAGGTCACCATGCCTGATCTGAAAATCTCCCAACTCCCCGCAGCTTCCACTCCGCTTGCGGGCACTGAGCTTGTTCCTATCGTCCAAGGGGGCGTAACGGACAAAACGACGGTAGCTGATTTTTTGTCGGCAGGGCTTCCGGTTAGTGCAACAACGCTCGGTGTCAGTAGCACCGCAACGTTGTCAAACTTGACGGCTTCAACAGCCTTGGCTTTAAACGCCAGCAAACAAGTGGTAAGCGTCACTAACACTGGCACGGGAAATAATGTTCTTGCCGATTCTCCAACGCTCACCGGCACTCTTGCTGCTGCGGCGGCGACGTTTAGTGGCAACGTCACTCTAGGCGATGCCACTTCAGACCTTATCACTGCCACTGGCCGATTTGACACCGACCTAGTTCCGTCAACGGACGACGCAAGAGACCTTGGAACATCATCGCTTCGTTGGAAAGATGCGTACTTTTCTGGGGCAGTGACTGCTGACTACATTTACGCCAGCAACATTGCCAACGTAGGCTCGTTCACTTGGAACACGGCCACCAGCAGCCCGGCTGCGGCCACAAACGTAGGTTCTAGCGTCATCACTCCCATTCACACTGGGATGCGTCGTTGTGTCATCAATGACTCCGGCGTGGTTCAGTATTACCTTGATCCGGCCAACTCGGCACTGAAGGCTGACGGCACCGCTTCGGTTTTGACGGGGGGCGATGGTCAGGTCATGGTGGAGATTCCTGCTTTCTATACCAAGCGCGAAGTCAGCGGCACGTTCATCACATGGTTTGTCAGCCCGGTGGACTTGCCGGGGTACACGCTGCACCCTGCGTTTACCAAAGATGGCTCAGCAGTTGATTTCCGCTACATCGGCGCTTACGACGCTTGCGTCTACGACGATTCAGCAGCCGCCTACATCAGCGGGTTGAACTATGACAACAACATCTCGCCCAACGGCGTGGCAGTTGACTCCGCTGCGGACAAGCTGGCTTCTGTGTCTGGTGTTTATCCGATGGTGGGTTTGACCAGAGCAGAAAACCGCACCATTGCAGCCAATCGTGGTTCTGGGTGGCGGCAGTTGGACTACACGCTGTGGTCTGCGGTGCAGCTTCTCTATCTTGTTGAGTACCAAACGTTCTTCAGCCAGAACGTGCTGGGTGCGGGTAACACGGCCACCAGCTACGCCTCATCTTCCGGCACGCAAAGCGACAACGGCGGCTCTGAAGCCGGCAAGTCCAATGGCATTGGTAACGCCAGCACAAACACTACCAACGGCGCTTCCAGCGCGTCTCGCGGCGTGGCTTGGATGAGTTACCG